TTACGCATAGTCTGCAACTCGTGACAATCGTCAGGCTTATCGTACAGTTTGCAGCAAGCAGTGGTGATGTAACAACCCCCAAGAAGCCCGCCAAGAAGACCTCCACCTCCACCTGCTTGCTCCGTATTATTGGATTGAGTCATCTCATAATCAGAGAACTTCCTAGTAGTAGTAACAGGCGCAGCTTCTTTAGCCACATTCGTAGCAATACGCGCCATAAGATCATTAGTCAGAAGACCTTGAGTGGTAGATCCATACAAACCTGGAATCTTTCCAGTCATGGACGTCTTTGCAAGACCGGATGAAGGATCTTCAAGCAAAGTCTTTAGCATAGCCGTGATAGTATCTTCATCCAAGCCACGCTCAAGCGTAGTTACTTCCTTGCTAGGAGTCTTAGTCCAGCCAGAAGTATTAGAAGCAGTATTATTACCAGAGAACAGAGAGCTGCCGAGACCACTAGCAGCCGCAGTAAAAAACATAGTTAAAGGGTCCATGATTCATATCTCCAAGTTAAAACTGAGGTCTAAAGAATATCTCAGAAGCACTTACTGCAAGTCCTATCTTCTGTCCCCAAGTGGGAGCACTTGCCAGTAATCCAGGTGTTCCTGCAACGTTTGAATTGTAATACACAGAGCCTACCGTCAAAGGGGTGCCTGCTGTCGGTCGATATACTCCAGCTGTCTGCACCTCAATGGTATCCCCTGCAATAGTGCAGAATCCTACACAAAGCACAACTCCATCCTTAGCCTTGTAATACTTACCGTCCGGCTTTACTCCAACCAAATCACCCACTGCGATAGTCTCACCTGCAGTACCATATAGCAGTGGGCCTGCATTGATCGAATGAGAATACACCGCACGAATCGCAAGATATACCTTTAGCAACTCAGTGTAGAGTTCTTTGTCTTGTGTCTGCGGTACTTCAGGAAGTCGTATATTCATCTTGCACCTGCTGTGACAAAGCTTAGTACAAATGAAACTGCATTGAATGCACCTTTCCACACAAGCGTGAAGTTCAATGCAGTAGCTCTGAATCTGTACTCTCTCAGTTTTCCCGCAGATCGAGCTAGGTATCCTGAGATGGGAGGTTCAAAATTCTTACCGTCTAGTGTCGGTAATGCAAGTAATTCAAACGTCTCATTGGGATTCACATTCTCAATCGAGGCTTCTTGCAGAACTAACCACCTGCTGCGTACGTACTGGAACTTACCAAGCAGCATCACACCATTCGCACCTTCCATTCCAATGTCAGTGTTCAGAACTCGAATGCCACCACCTGCGGTAAGGAATGCGATTGCTCGTTTTGGAAGCTCAATTTCGCTAGAGGAATACTGGTTAATTTCAAAACACGCTACATGATCCAGCTTCAATCGGCCCCATGCATTATATGCCCCATCGTAATACAGTGCGTGAGTCAGTTTCCCGATCCCGTACGAGATAATCATGTAGCGATCAGAAATGAATGCCAATCGTTTCTGTACAACTGCGCCATCGGTTTCAGTCACAATCAGGTTATTAGTCTGCTCATCGAAGTCTTCGAAGTATGAGCCAGAGAGATAATCGGTGAGTTCAGGGAATACCACAGTGGCAGACTTGGTGTTAATCGACTGCGCCCCTGAATCAGTGTATGCGTAGATCGTACCGTTACCGGTATCTGCTGCCACATGGCGATAATCAGAGATGCCACCGCATCCTTGGATAGCAGTGAATATGTACGGATACAGAGCATCGCCTGAATAGACTGCTGCCACTGCATTGTCAGAAGCAAAGATTACAAAGCCTCCGAAGATTTCCTGCAGGTGAATGATTCTTCCACGAAGCCCTTCCACACCGCCGCCACCAGCTCCAGTTACAAGAGATGGTACGAAATCAGTGGGATCAATAGTAGAACTCCAAGCTACTGCATTCGACGAATATGCAATTAGGTAACCAGAATTACTCACAACTCCAATCAGATCCGCAGGAGTCAAGCCAGTGAGAGTTACAGAGGAGAGAGTGTTAGTGGAGAAATTGTACGTATAGCATCCGAGATTAGAGAAATAGATGTATGTAACACCTGACACGAATGCAGTAGTGATTCGCTTGCCTGCAATGGAGGATGCAGATGGAGCACCGCTAGGACTAATCCAATTGCTAGTGCCATCAAGCATCACATACAGATTACCCAGAGCAGTGATTGCAAGTAATGCAGAATTACCAGCTCCATCGCGCACAGAATGCACACTTTGGAATCCCACTCCTTCAGAGAATACAGTGTCTGCATATTGCTGATATGCTATAGATTTGTATCCAGAAGAAGTGGGAATCACATTGTGGCAGTAGTAGATTTGAGGTACTGCATTTGCAGACATTGCAGAACTCTCATCTTGCACCACTTGGGAGGTATTCTGATCTTGGCCGCGCACAATCACAGTTCTGCCAAACAGCTCAGATACGAATGGGAATGTGGCAGCTTTCAGATTGCCCCTGTATTGTACATCGGCCATTATCAATCTCCTGTTACGGCTCAGTTGCAATCACTTGCACTGCGCCAGTTGGGAATCGAACACACAGTTGAGTCTTACCAGATCCATTATCACGCACATACAAACGAGCGCGATTAGCAGGAGGAGCAGTCGCATCAGAGGATTCATGGATCTCAGCGAACTTATATTCCAGTCCTGCAATATCGCCAGTGGTGGAATCAAGACACTGAAGCAGAGGTTCTGCAGGAACACCGTAATCAAGAGAGCGAAGGAGATTACCATTCTGCCCCTGCGACTTGATTACAATACCTCCCTTTTTAACCGGCAGCGAAGAACCTTGGTATTTCGTTAGATGTACCAGAGTGCCGTCAGAAGTAGAGATACGAACAGTCACATTGTCAGGAATGGAGAGAGAAGCCTCAGTGAATTGCACTCCTGGATTTACACTTACCACACCAGAGGACTCAGCTGCAACTGCGATTGCGGTATTGATCGCAGCATTATTCACAGCGAGAGAGGCAGTAGGAGCGGCTCCGTAGGTAGATGCTGACACAATGTCATTCAGCTTATCCTCAAGAGACTGGCCGGTAGATAGTTCTACCAGCTCAGCTCGCACTTTAGTGAGAGACATTACTTGTTCCTCTTTTCAGCCAGCGACCACAGGATACCTGCGAGTGCAGAGAAGCCGCCCACGATTGCATCGGCGGTAGCACCATCCACATTATACTTGACAAACATACCGCCAGCAAATGCGGTGAGAAGATGGCGCACCAGCGCTTGGATTCCGACGTTCATTGCAGTTCTCCGGTTTCGATTTGTTTAGAAAGACGCACAGCGCGAGCACCAACCTGTTCTGCCCACTTGCTGTCAAGCATCTCTTTTGCAGCTTCGGGATAATTCTGTTGATTCAGCGCAGCTAGGAATTTCTTGAATTTCAACAGACGCTGAATTCCCATGTTAAAGCACATATTTACAAGAACAGATTGCCGTGCAGCAGGCAGATACCTCCACCAAGGAAGGGTGCGATCGAGATGCACTTCGCACTCATCAATATCATTCTGCAGCATGTACAGAGCTTCATCCTTGCGAATACCAACTGCTTCCAGATTACGCCCAATACCGATAGTTAGAATACCTACACTATCACGATACGGACGAGATTTATATCCTTCATCTCGCAGCAGTTGTTTCGCAAGCGCATCGCGGTCAATTTCCTCATTCAGTTCATTCATTTCAAACCCACTCCTTTGATTATGAGATAGATTGCAGTGATCGCAGCAGCAAGCGATCCTAAATGTTTTACAACACCTACCAGCCAACTCGCAGCGCGCCAAGCAGCTACAAGATCATCCACATCAGAAGCTAACTTGTCGAGTTTCTGCTCCATTGTGAGCAGTCGTTGATCATTAGAATCCATTTAGGGTAGCCTATTATCTCATTATTGCAACAGAACAGTCATTAAAATCAGTCCTACTCAGTGAGTTAGTACTGCCAGTGAACGAAGAACAGTATATACGAACTGAGGTAGTAGTCTTATCTTTGTAGCTTATGTGTTTAGAAGCAACGTTACCAACTCCTAAATCAACCAATCCAAGCAAAACAGCATAGTTAGCATCCGGCATTGCAGTTGTGAAGTTAATCGTATAATCCCCGGTTCCGTTTTTTACCATGCTAGCTACGTTACCACTAGCATTTATAGTAGGAGGACTAGTTGCTCCACTAAAAACAACCCATGCACGAGTTGCATAACTGGGAGCAGTCCCAGGGCCAGATGAAAGACCAGCAGCTCGAATATTCCAATCTCCACTTGCACCAGAACCACTACGAGAAGGAACATCCAGATTGGTACGAGCCTGTGACTGCGTGGTAGCACCAGTACCGCCATCGGCTACAGCAAGCGGAGAATCAAGAGAAGTAACTGTGCCGCTGAATACACTTTCCGAGATACCGATACTATCAGCCGTACCTCCTTGAATCGCAGGAGCTGTAAATACACCACCAGAGATACTAGCATCAGTCATCGAAGGGCCGATGAATGTACCATCAGTTACAGTTGGATCTTCTAGCGTCTTATTCGAAAGAGTCTGAGCTTCAGTTTCACCCACCACAGTACCAACACCATGCACACTGGTATTGACTGCATGAGCTTCCAGAGCTGCCATTGCACCTGCAAGATCCACAGTGCCAGAGACTTCCACAGCAGCAACACAAGTCACAATAGTACCAGCAGATACGCCAGTCGTAAGTGTGAATGAGTTAGGTGCAGACTCGGTGAAGTCAACACCAGCTCGTTGATGCAAGCCTCCCACGAATACTTGCAGAGAGCCGGTATTAACTGCATAGAGAAATGCGGTAAGGGTGAATGCAGTCTGCCCTTCTACAGCCACAAAGGTCTGGGATTTCAGCGAATTGTTGGCGCTAATTGCTACACCAGGCGCCCAAATGTTAGGACTAGTCATACAGGTTCCTCGATCCATTCAAAGTTATATGCCACAGTTGCAGTGCTGTTTCCCAGATTGGTCACTTTGAACACATAGTCAGTATTCTGTTTAAGAATCATACCTGAGAAGTTACTACTTCCAGAACCTGAATCTTTGTGACCAGCTGGAACTAATGAGTACATTATTCTCGTACCGTCAGATGTGACAGCAGGGCCGCCAAATACTTGAATATTTGAGGGCCCTGCGGTTCTATTTACATTGACAGGAGTGATCGGAGTTCCTGGAGAAGTGAGTGTAGGAGACTCATACAAAGCAGAATCGAGAGGCCCATCTGTGGTGGAAATCGCCATTACACCTACTATTAGACGATGTGCTGAGTTCACACGGCAGAGAAGATAGGAGGATGCACCTGATGCTAGATCGAATCTACCTGAGAGTGAGAAATACACTCCAAGCCTTTTAGCATATTCGATCGAATCGAGAACAATCAGAGCACGAGAACCGGGATCACAGATCAGCTGGTAATCCAATCCATCGAATTGGTTCTCTGCCATTAGGACTGCGAGCGGCATGTCATTCTCCGTATCCAACAACTTCTTGTTTCAAAATAGCGTATTGCTCAGCAACTTCCTGTCTCAGAGATTGTGCCTGCTCATCCCATCCGATTGCTTTGAATACAGATCGAGCGGCTTCATACACGATTGCATACGGATGATCTGTTGCGATCCAAGAGGAATAGGAATTCTCATCTAGGATGGGATTTACATAGCATCCAAGAAGATGATACTGATCTGCAGTGGAAGAGCGAATCTCGATAATCTCACCTGCAAGATAGCAAATGTCTTCTCGATTCACATTGTAACGATCGAGAGTCTGCTCAGGAGTGAGAAGAGAGATGAATGTGCCAGGTGCGCCGTTCTGATATTTTCTCAAATACTTAAATGCACGCCAGCGGTGAATCAGAGTTCGGTACTCTAGGGATTGGATGAATGCAGGAGTAGGCCACTCGACTGCAATCTCAAATAAATCTTTCGGATAGAAATCCGAGTGATGGGCTTTGAGAGTGGCTGCCTTTACTGCAAGCTTCGTCTCATTCACCAGATCCGGACGGTTGGTGACAGTATTCACATCAGAAAGAAGTTCAGCAAAGGTAGCCATCTCTACACCTTATTTCTTGACCGTTGCAGGAGCGGAAACAGCGGCAAACGATTGCGAGGTCGCAACTCGCTGTTGTTGCACGCTATTACCCATATCGTTATCAGGATTCACAGCCTTAGCTTGATCCTTGATGTACTGATCGATGATCGACTTGCGCAGTTTGGCAAGCGGATCAAGCGATTCGGAATCGACAGTGACCTCTGCACTATCTACATAGATGTGCGGATGACCTGCTTCGATTTCATCATTCAGTTCTTCAATCTCAGATTTCACAGTGGTGAGATACTGACCTCCGACAAAGTGAGCCACTTTGCCACTGCGAAACACATACTTCGACGAGGGGAGGTTGCTACAGAATTTGTTAAACACTTTGGTTGCGGCCATGATTTTCTCCAAGGGTGGGATGGCAGTTCTATTTTACTTAGGAACTACCAAGCTAAGTCAGGAGATTCTAGCTATTAGCCAGCAGCGCCCGCAGTCAGGTTGTAGATAACAGCGTTGGCCGGCGGATTCTTCACCAGACAGGTCAGCTCAGTGGTAAGCGAGCCCATCATAGCATCCACGCCCTCTCCACCGGTTTCTTCCGAACGAGTCTTGCGATCGCCCAGATAAGCCAGATTGAAAGTGGAGAGATCCACCACAACGGCCATCTTGCTCCACGTGCTATTCGTATTGAACAGCGGATGCTCGATAACACGGAAAGTGCCGCGAGCAGTCTTGAACGTGCTGAACTGAAGGCCCCAGGTAGTCTGACCATCAACAAGTTGATACGTACCATTCAGGCGACCGATGTTATTCAGCACCAGTTTGGCAGTACCGCCAACGAACAGGATACGCTCATTGGCAACCTTGGGATCGGTAGCTTGGTTGAAGACCGGATCAAGCGCAGCTTCCAGTTGGGTGTAGGTAGTGGAAGCACCGGCAGTGGTGATATTCGCAGCAGCATACGACGGCGGGTAATACGTCAGATTCGAAACGATCGAAATCAGACCATCCATCGTACGGAACGGCTTACCGTTGCGAGTACCTTGCGACTTCTGACCAAAGAAGATCGACTTCTCAATGTCAGCAGCATGGAACGCAGCACAGTCAGCCTTGCTTTCTGCCACATTGGTTTCGCCAGCAATCACTTGCGTAGCGCGAGCCGTGTCAGTCAGCGCCCAGGTATTACGGAAAATCTGGGTCAGGTTGGTGATACGAACCGGAGTCAGATTCAGCGCAGTCGGACGATCCGAACCTTCTTCAAACGCATTGCCGACTTGGAACAGTTTCACATCGTCAGCGATAGCAGCCGCAGAGACGGTGCCGACGCCACGAGTAACTTGCACTTGGGTGCTGGAGATGACCTGATTCACCAGAATATTTTCGCCAGTGGTATTCACTCGCAGAATCATACCGGGAAGAATGTTCGCAGTCGTATCGACCGTAAAGACATTCACAGTGCCAGAACCAATAGCACCATTCAGCTGCATCTCAGGGAACAGAGCAGTCTTGGTAAAGAAACCATGCTCCACTTGCACCGCAGTTTCAGTGGTCAGCATCGAAGTCAGACCGAACAGCGGAGCAGAGCCATTCGGCATCAGCCGAGTGATCATACCAGCAAACGACTTCTTCGCAAGATCCTGCGTGAAGCTCGACGTATTGAACATGCCAACAAAGCTTGCCATTTTGTGATACTCCTATTGATTAGATACGATACAGGTTGAAGGCGGCAGCGCCAGTCTTTTCCAGCAGGAACAGACCAGAAGCAGCATTCAGAGTGAGCAGACCGGCAACAGCAGTCACACCAGTACCACCAGCGATAGTAGCAATCTGCGCAGCGGTATTCACAATCGAGAAGACATAGGTATCACCAATGTCCATCGTAGGAAATGCAGCAGCCAGATCGGCAGCCGTCGGAGTGGTGTAAGTGACAGCGCCGGCAGCACCAGTGAATCGAGCAACACCGCCAGCAATCTGGCTCACGCTGATGGTTTGGTTACCAGCTGCGGCATTGGTAATAACCAACGGCATCGCCAGGAAACCTTCACCAACACGAGCTTGACGCTCCATCGAATCATCATAAACGCACGGACGAACAAACATTTTTTAAATCTCCACAGTTAAGAAAGGAAACTCGACCAGTCGGTCTCATTGTTCTTGGGCTTCACTTCAGCCGGTTTCGGAGAGAAGGAAGTACCAAGTGCCTCCACGTAGTTCTTTGCCATCTGCGTAATTTCCGTTGCACTAGCATTCGGATACTTAACAGTGAGCTGTGCTTCCAGCGCGGAGATAACAGGTTGTACTGCAGGGTTTGAGAAGACTGGGTTTTCAGCCCGGAGATTGTCAGAGACAGTTTGTTTCTTGATGTGAGAAGGAAGTTCAGCCAGCACGTTCTCACGCATCTTAGCAACAGCCTGTTCCACAATCTTGGTGGAAGCATATGCAGACTGTGCGTAAGTCTGTTGTGCCACAGCATTCATCGCATTCGCAAATGCCTGCATCGCACCTTCGCCACCTTGCGTAATAGCAGTCAGTTGCTCCGTATTCACAACCTTGGTGAAATCAATCTTACCTGCGGCTTCCATAAATCGCTTGGGATCAATGTCACCGAAAACACCAGAAGATTGTGCATTCGGATTACTTTCAGGAGTTTTCCAAAGTTCGCTGAATTGATCCAGAGGAGTTGCAGGCTTCGGGTTCGCATTCTCATTGCCAGGCAGCACACCATTCGGAGCAGTTCCGGGAGCAGCAACACCAGTAGCAGGTGCTCCTTGCGGGATATTGCCGGGAGTAGTAGGTGCAGTAGCAGGTGCAGTTTGCGCAGCAGGTGCGGTAGCAGCAGGAGCAGACGGGGCAGCGAACATATTGGAGAACATCGACATGATGCCGGACATGGTTTAATCCTCGATTGTGTGAAACGGTTTTGAGTCTGCAGCAATTTGCAGAAGGTAGGAGAACGCAGCTAGTTGGCCTTTTTTGTAAGCCTCTTGTTGCGTGTAAGACAATACATCGTTAGGAGTGAAATCGAGAGCGAGAAGTTCCTCCGCAATTTGTGACTTGAGATTCTGAATCAACGCAATCGTGAGTTCAGTGAGTTGCGCGGCACTGTGGTATTCATCAGCAGTGAGCTGATGTGAGGTGAATGAGTTATTGAGCTGGCGCGGCATTTTGCTGTCCCTGACCTTGATCTTGTACCATGTAACCAAAGTATTCTGGAGTGGGTGGCGGAGGAATCTGTTTGAGTAGAGCTTGCACCTGTGCATATTCAAGACTTTTCAGTTGATCGGAAATCATCTGCACCGCATTCTGCCATTGGGCCATCGCTTGTTCGTATGCAATCTGCTCTTTCGGTTTCTCGAATTCCTGAATCCTACCGCCTTGAGTTTTCATGAAATACGAGAACATCGGAGCAAGATTGTATCCTTGTGCAATCTGCGGAGAAGATCCAATCACCTGCATTGCGACCTTAAGTGTATCAGCATTAATGAGCTTGTCGGAGGGAGTCAGACCGTCACTGATTTTAAAATCAAGTACAGCTTTGCGGAGAGCGACGGGATCAATATCCACAGGACGCTGCAGTTCGCGATTGAACAGAGATACTCCGCCTTGGTATTGCAAGATGTTAATCTTAATGATCCCTTTCAGCGGGGTGAAGATTTGAGCTTCAAGCAGCATGGAAATCATCTGATCGCGACCATTGGCATTCGACATAACAGAGTCGAATTCCTTCAGGGTCTTATTACCCTTCACAAACTGGCCTTGCCGCACAGGATTCTGGCCGGTGATGATATTTGCGAATTGCATCAGAAGTTGCGATTCTTGCATCATCATCGACGATTGGTCGTCGCGGAATGGGATCGGATAATACGCTTCTGCTACATTCTTACCATAGGCAGCAGGACGCACAGGAATCTTAGCTGCAGGATTCGGATTGTTAATATGATGCTCTGCAATACGAGACGGATCATAGATGCCACGATCAGAGATGGCACGCCGCCGCGCTGCAATCACAGAATTCCACATTGCAGAAGTAATGTCTTGGATAGGCTCCACATTCACAGCGAGAGATTTAGTCTGATAGTCAAGACCATCTTCAAGCGGCTGGCTGATAAGAATTGGAATGTATCCGTGTGCATTCGTTTGGCGCTCTGCATAGATAAGAACAGAGTGATTCACAAATACGAATTTCCACACCTGCGGAGTGTTAGGGGAGGGAACTTTCATCCCAAAATCGGAAGGAAGAATCTTCGCATACAAAGTAGTGACTTCGTACATATCCTTGTATTTGATTTTCTGCTCATTGGATGCAACACCTGCCCACGCCATCCAGTTAGTGGTGGAGCGAGGATCACGATCGAGCATAGCTTCCGGATTGATTTCGGGAGTGTAGTATCCAGTTTCGAATGCGTACGAGGAAATACCAGAGAATCCAACTCCAGATTCGAATGCAGCTACAATATTGTCAATCATCTTGTCCGGCATCTTATTGATAAATTCTTTCAATTGGATGCGAGACATGAGTTCGGTGTAGCCGCCGAATTCGCCATCAGTATACAGCTGACTCGGAGTGACGCGAGTATCAATGATGAGATTGTACGGATTCAGGCGCTTGATAGTATTGCCTTCCCAGATAACTTCCTTGGGGCGCGCTTGGGTGGCAGAAAATGCCAGATCAGTTTCAAGTGCGGCAGTGACAGAACGATCCCACGAGACTTCCAGTGCAGCAAGATTATACTTGAATCCATCACGGAAGAACAGCATGAATTGCCGCACCCATCCGCCACGAACAGATTGATCCTCGATCACAGTTTCCATCTGCAGAGCTGCATCCATATTCTGCGGATTCGAGACGACGCCAAAGATGGGATGACCTGTGAGGAACACGGATGATTGATAGGTGACAGCAGCTTCTACCATCGGCATCACTACAGGAACAGTGATGTTCTGGAGCTTGGTGGCATCGCCGTAGCGATTGGCCATCTTCGCTTTCACATGCTCATCGGTAAGGTCTTTCTCACGCTGATAGGCAAGATCGACCTTACGCATCTGCTCACGCATATTCCAGTTATAAGACTGAAGCATGTAGCATTGATGGTGGAATTGGAGTAGCGCCTCTTGGGATTTCTTGGAGAGGAGCATCGGTGTGTTTGGTTGTGCCATTACAGTTGTCCCGCAATAAGAGTGAGCATACCTTTCATGAAGTCATTCTCTTTGTTCTTACCCTCTTCTTCGCTATCTCCAGAAAGCACGGAAGTTGTAGGCAAGCCAAGTTCCATGAGCGGCATATTTTGAATAATCGGATTCTCTCCTGTAATTTGACGCAGAAGTTGCAAGCCAGGAACAGGCACATCCAGTAGAGGAGACTGACCGCCGATGATGTTTGCAAGAATGTTGGGGAACATTTTATACCTCATGAAGTGTGTCAAAACCAACAATTAGATTCTGCAGACAGCAACTGAATGGAACTGTTATCATCATTCACAATCACATTCATCATCACAACATGCTCACCATACATTTCCAGCACTTTCGGTGCATATGCAAGCAGATCGAGAATGTCATCGGTGTTGTCACGCCGCAGTGGATTAAATTGCATTATCTGCAAATACACCTCAGAGCGGACAGTGGGGTCTACGAATATTTCGCCCGCTTGCATGGATTTGAACATATTGAGAATTCTGGAATTCTTCGAGTGTCCGCCAGGATAGACTTCTACGAATTCAATTCCATACAATTGCCTCTGCTCGCAGATGAATCGAAACCAGTAATTCAGAGTTGCCTGATAGGCGACTGATTCAGAGCATATGAGATGACAGTTGTGCGTGAGCGCCATTGTGAGCGCGGCCTGGATGGTATCACCAGGAGAGAGTCTCTCATTTACCAGTTCTCTCAGCACAGGGTAGCCATCATAGACTTCGAAGTATCCAATAGCTACCGCGTCAGAGTTAATCTTACCGCTTGATGGATCAATGATGATGAAATTACCAGCAGGAATATCTCCTTCTTCGTATGGAAGTGGAGGGCATTTCGATAGATCAATCAGATTGTTCGAGGATGCTGTCTCATCATTCAGAACCTCAGCATAGAAGATTTCAGGGCGCCCCATCGAAAGATCGTTCTCATACTCTTTCATTAGCTGCGCAATCGGCTGCAAATCTTCCCACAAAGATTCGCCAGATGCTAGGATGCCGCCAGCAATGAATTTAACCCAATTGGGATTAGTCTTAAGTTTTCTCAGAATCGACCACTTGGTAGGATACATGTTCGCAGTGAATAGGAACATGCAGCCGCGCGGAGATTTTGCTTTCATGGCAGTACCTACCATCCACCGCTCCAGTGCCTCAGACTGTACTTGAGAATCTGCACATTCGCGAGATTGAATGTCGTCGAATAGCATTACATCAGGACGCTCGTTTTTCAGAGTAATACCGCGAATGCCTGAATCTGCACCAACGGCGAGGAGAATGATATTCCTACCGCGAAATCCGAATTTCTTCAGTTCCTGTCTATCAGTCTCAACGCCAAGTCTCCAGTCTCCAAAGGTCTTCTTAATATTCTCCTCTTCAAGCATGTCCATAATATCAGAGAGAATATTCACCGATTTCTGCGCAGTCTCACAGATGATTAGAATGAATCGCTTGTCGGTGAATAGAATACAATACAGGATGAATAGTTTCATTAGTGCAGTTTTGCCGAAACCGCGAGGGAGGCCGAGAGCAAGCTGGCTAAAATCACGAGTCTTGTGAACATAGGATTTCAGCCAGTCCCACACAGCCAGGAACACAGGAGGATATGCGTATTCATAGACTTGTGGCATTGCAATCGCAGCTAGGAAATCTAGCGAGGTGCGAGAGAGATCCACCACTTCCTGCGCATTGAATGCAATTTGCTGAATTGGATCAGCTTTCTCTACCATCTCAACGTCAGGAGAGAATCCAAGTTTAGATTCTAACGAACTCATACAAATACCTTACCTTTTGTCTCGGATACATGGGAGACATGGGAGAGTTGGGAGAGCAGCGAGCGCGCCGCTTGCTTATTCGCTTCTAGCAGTTCTTTCTTCTTCTGCTCAGCTAGAAGCCGAAGCATTTCCTTGTATTCTTTTGAATTCATGACTTTTCTCCTTGAGCAGACCGTCAAGAGAACCAGACTGAATGGTTACCAAAGATTGCTCTTTGATACCATCCGAAACTGATGTAACTTGTCCCTGCAGATTGGTTGCGAATTTATTAACGATTTGAATTGGAATTGTGAGTTGCACAACTTGCTGCTTTTCATGTATCGCATCGGGAGTGGAAGTTCCACGCCGCTTTGCGCCATTGATTACCTGAATCGCTTTCAGGATTTCCATTGGTTTGTGCATCAATGGAATGTTTTTCTGCAGACGATCAATCAGCTCGTCCTCAATGGAGTCATACGAGGCATCGCGAGCATTGTGTTTCTGCAACGAGGCAAATCTTAGTTCCGCTACGCGCGCCGCAAATGCGTCATCAGATAGCAGCTGTGAAATGCGAGCCGGAGAGACGCCGAGAGAAGCTGCTACTGTTTCCGCCGGAATGCCAGCTCCTAATAGCGCGGCCGCTCTATCTTCTGTGAGAGAGGTATTGGTATTCATGGTGTGGGATCTCCTGATATGGGAGAGTATATTGTAGGGAGAGAGTGAGATAATGGTGGGTTGATGCTGTTTTATGTTAGGGAGAGAATGGGATTGGGGACTGTTTAAAAAAGTTTAGCAAAATTGGTGGGGTTACTAAGGATGCCACTGGCACGCGCCCCCAAAAAGGCCTCATACCCCCCGGATAGTTGAATTGTGGGACATATTGGTGGGAAGATGATTGGTGCGAATTGTATTGGTAGGAAGATGATTGGTATGAATTGAATGTGGAAGAATGTGATGTGGATGAATGGTATTAGTAGGAATATGCTGAATGAGGATACTATTGGATTGATGCAGGATGATAGTTAAGAAGCGATACTATTAGATTGGCGCAGGACGATAGTTACTATACTGGACAGTTGAATCATTGGACAGTTGAATGTGGAGACTATTAGAATGCTGGATAGTGATAGTTGAATGTGTGGATAGAATTAGCTGATGGGAGGATAAAGCGAGTCTTGTCTGTAGGTCGCTCGCCGGGTAGCAGCATGGTGCAGTGCAGCATTGGATTGATTGGATGGTGTGAGATACTGCTTGTATTCATGGTGCAGATGAACTATAATCTTGTTGTGGGGATTGCATGTCGCAATGCCCGGATTTGTTGAAAGGTGAAACTATCATGGCATATCAAATTGAAGCATTAACCAAATTCAAGAAGGTTGAACCGCGCGCAGGCGAGAGGCTTGCCCGACTGCTTGCCAAGAAAGGTCAGATAGAAGGCAAGACGACCGACAGTCTTGGAGTTATCGTGCCCGTTGTCGGTGTGTCTTTTCTCAATGGGATCATGGCAGATCAGAACGGGCAGCAATGGCTACGGCAACAAGTGGAGGGTGTGCAAGACTTGCTCATCAGGCGTGCCATTGGCGCCGGCAAACTGGCCATATTCGATGACCAAATCGACGTTGGCGCATGTTTGCGCGTCATGGCGGCTTCTCTTGAAAGCACCAGGTTTTCTGCTGCGGCGGTCAAAGCATGGTTCGATGCTCATTTGAGAGAGAGGTTGCAGCAGCGTCTATTGGAGAAGAATCCTGCTATGCAGCAGAGCGTGGTGCAGAAACTGGCAGATCAGTTCTGCGATTCTTTCTGTTCTCTTACCGGAAAAAATCCTACGATGAGCAACAAGACGAAAGAAGCGATCGTCAAAGCGATGGAACTGTTGCCGGAGGATCACGAGTCTGCGGTTGCTGAAGAATTGATGGAACGGATGAATGAGGCGTCGGAATCGAATGGGATTGAAGGAGCACTGTGATATGATCCTTTGATTCGATATTTCACATTGTGAAAACCCGGTTTCTCCACTAGGAGACCGGGTTTTTTCGGTTTGCGATTCGCCCCAATTTCCGCTTTGCGATGTGTATATCTGACATA